GGGAAATCACGGTGAGGCTGTAAACATCTTTTCAGGCATCGAAAATGAAGATCGAATCACGTCTACGGTAACCACGCTGTTCAAGCTCATGGGAACCAAAGCAGACGTAACATCTACACAGCATACATTTCTAGCAAACATCATTCAGTGGAGGCTAAAGGGCAACAAGCCGTGCACTATCGTCGATGTCCTAAACGACATCGCAGAGCCGCCGTTTGAGTACCTGGGTATGCTGCCGCTGGACGAAGTGTTCCCAGCTCAGTCTCGTGGAAAGTTGATGGCGAAACTGAACAATCTTCTCGCTGCGCCCTCGTTCCAAGCATGGAGGGAAGGCGTGTCCATTGACGTGACACGGTTGCTTGAGTGCGCGCCTGGAAAAGTACCCGTCGTAATCTACTCCGTTGCACACCTAGTCGATGACGCAGAGCGAAACTTTGCCATCAGCATGTTTCTTGAAGAAATGCTTTCTTGGATGCGCAAGCAACCCGGCACAGCGGATCTCAAAATGTGCCTATTACTGGATGAGATGTACGGAGTGATGCCCCCACACCCAGCAAACCCACCAACTAAAAAGCCCCTGCTGACCATGCTCAAGCAAGCACGCGCCCATGGATTGGGTATCGTCATTTGCTCTCAGAATCCAATGGACTTGGATTACAAAGGTATGTCGAACGCGCAGACCTGGTTGGTTGGACGCCTGCAGACACAGAATGATAGAGCAAGAGTAGTCAACGGAATCTGCGCTGCCACTCCACAGGATTCACGGGTTGTAGAATCTAGTATCGCACGTTTGCAACCACGACAATTCCTGTTGGTCCGTCCCACAGGAACGGCCATTTTCACGTCACGAGACTGTAGCGCCGAGCTTCGTGGCCCAATGAGTCCTATTGAGATTAAGAAGCTGTTTTCCACTGGAGTTGCAGAGCAAATCATGAGTCTTCAACTGCTAAAGTTGAAACTTGAAGAGGCAAGGGCAGAGTTTGAGCGTCAACAATCTGACTTTGCGTGGGCCAAAGTAGAAGACGCAACGCGTGCTATTGACGTATATCAGGCGAAGAACGCGTAATACACTCATCTCTGTATTGAAAGACATATATGTCTACCTTAGACGGGGACGGTGCCGGTAACGGTGACGGTTACGGTGACGGTCACGGCAAAGGTTACGGTAAAGGTAACGGTGACGGTAACGGTAAAGGTTACGGTAACGGTGACGGTGACGGTAACGGTTACGGTAACGGTACCGGTAACGGTAACTACAGTTACGGTAACGGTACCGGTTACGGTGACGGTGACGGTGACGGTTACGGTAAAGGTTACGGTAAAGGTTACGGTAACGGTTACGGTGACGGTGAAGCAATATTGGAGGAGATGGGAATCCCCAAGGCTTTACATCACTTGTTTCTCCCACTCTCAAATGAAACCTTAGAGCTAGCTAACTCATTACTCAACTGTAATACCTCTCTTGAGTATGAGAGTATCCTAGGTATTCTAGAACTTAGGAGAGATGTTATTGCATAGCGCGCGTGCTAAGCTGGAGTTGTTGGTTGATGCAACAGACAGAGAGGCAAAATGAATGCTGGCGGCTTACCATTCGATGATGAATTTCCCCTTCAATTTGCTGAAGTAATAGGAGATCACGCACTCACTGACAGTATGAGAAAAGCCATAATCTGGGCGTCTATACAACGCTTCTTAGATGAAACAGAGCAGAATACGATAGACACTGAAGAGTTCTCCCAAACGGAAATAACAATGTCTAAGTATGTTCAATTTCATGGACCGTTTAACGACGTTGACGAGGCGTTTGAAGAAAGTAAGAAACGGATAGGGGTACTAGTTGCACCTAGGCATATGTGGACCGGTGATGATGAGTTTGTTTTCTTGGCAGTGTTGGCGAACTAGAGGTAAAAGCATGCGAGAACAGTATACAAACCTGCTAATTTGGATCGCAGCAAAGCTCAATGTGTGGTCATACTCCCTTTTTCAGAGGGCGTTGAACGCTTACCCCAACACGGAGAAACAGCAACAGTCCCCTGAGCCTGCGCAAGAAATCAAGAAGCTTCCAGAATTGCCCTCACCAGACACGCTTTTGCCTCTTGTGTTGGGCGACGATAACGAGCCGGTACCTATGGTGTTCGAAGAGCTTCCAGAGAAAGAAGTGTTTAACGCCATGTTTGAGCGCAAGTACGGAAAGAACGGATTTTGCCCAATGGACATCGGAGGGAACGTCAAACTACTGTCCGCTAATACAGTATACACCTTACTTGAGAAAATCAGGACTAGCGAAGAAGCTACCCCGACTCAATTAGCGATGTACGGAACGTTGATGGCAATTATTATGCATGCTCATGGAGAACCGCTCAACGCTGCAAGCAGTCTAAACTGAGCTTGACACGGGCCTGCTCGGCTCATACCCTCTCTACAAAGGAAGCTGACACAGTGACCAACTTCTATTTTGCCTATGTTCCTGACGTCAATAACCCTAACAGGACTATGACGATCGCATACACCATCAGTGGCAATCGTGTGAGGTTTGGGTTCTCTATAAACGCGCCAACCGAATGGGTGTGTGCTTACAGTAGTCAAGAGCGGATAACCTTCGTGAAAAAGCCTGGAGATCAATTCAATAAGAGAAAAGGCAAGGAAATTGCAATAGGTAGGTATGAAAGCAGGAAGTCTACCACTCTGGTTACCTCAGGAACGTTAAACAAGAGAGACGCCCTCATCGAAATCCTAAACTTTTTGGCCATTACCCAGGGCAATCGACATGTTAGCCGGATGGCTAAGCAAGAAGCTGAATACCTCTTGTGGTGCTGTAAAATGGACGAAGGAAAAGCACGATGACTACCGCAGAAGACTTGCGAGAGTTAAGGGACGCGCTCGACTCGATCTATCACGGAGCGCTGCCAAGGTGGGGCAAGCCCACAACTAGGCTCGGAGAACAAGCGCAAACCATGGCTGTAGAAATCTACAGGAAGTACGTAAACGCGAGGCTGATGGAAGGCTCAGCTCAAGCGGCTGTCAAAGAATCCGTGCTAAAGGTAGACCAGCACCGTACGGTCAATGAAATGCTCACAGCTCGGTGCGAGGTCGCGGAGGAAACGATAGAAAAGCTTCGCGAAGAAAACTCGCATATGCGTACCGAACGCGACGCAGCACGTTATGCTTTTGTCAAAGTAGCAGAAGCGCTGGGATTGGTGAGCACAGACGACACCGGACGTATTGGAGATGTAGCACCACTAGAGTGTGTGATTGCTGTAGCACGTAGTGCCAACGCGGCTCTAAGCAGGGGAAAGAAGTGCTGTATATGGGTAACTATAAATTCGAAATCAACCCAGAGTTGAAAGACGCGTCACTCACTAAAGCTTGCGACCTACTTAACGCACTCTGCGAACAACACATGAGCTACTCTTGCAAAGAAAAGGTAATCTCGCTGCACTACATGATGGAATACCTGCGGCTTAACTACGACCTGGTCCCTAAGAAAGGTTAAAGAAAATGTTAAAGAGCGAGCCTAGTGAATGGGATTGGGTCGAGTGCCGAGCCTGCAAAGGCAGCGGAGAGGAACTTGCAGAGGACGATGAGGGCGCTTTTACTGTCAACTGCGATGTATGCAAAGGCAGCGGAGAGGTACGTGGTAAAATGAAAAAGTTCGTCATTAGGTATGAAGCTGAAGCTACGCTGGATGTAAAGGCTTTGTGGCCGGATGGTGACGCTCCCGAAAACCCCACTGAAGATGACGTGCGTGAGCTTATTGAATCTTGTGGAGGCATCCATCGCGTACTGGGCGATTGGAATCTTGGAGACAGAGACCTCTACGATGTGGTGGAAGACTAGTAAAGTCAATCAAGGGTCAGGAAGCACTGACACGACTTGATGGTTCGAGATTGACCTCTTTTTTAGGTGTGGGCATTCTGCTCAGTTGCCTTCGTTGATAGAATTCCTGCTTAAGATATCACAGGAAATTACAACTGGACGATTAGCTAACGTAGTGTTTGCCGCTACGAAGCCCAGTTCGACCCCTACGTAATAATTGGCTACAAATCCTGTCGCTGCTATGTTTGGTGTGCGATACACTATTCTACTTGTAGTTCCGCTATCGTCGTAAGTATCATCCCAAATGATTGTGCCTGTTGGACCTGCTATCAAGTCCTGAGATATGCCGTTAAACACGGTGTAACGAAGTCGCCACCTGACAGTTGCCCCAGCCTGGTTAGTGTCTACTGCCTTGGTCCAGTGCACATGGAAGCTAGCATCAGACAAAAAGCTGCTTTGTATTTTTGAGTAGCTATACACTAGGTCAGTGTCTCGCTTGAAGTGAAGACCAAGCAACGTTCCTATAGCTATCGGCTCTGGTCCCCCACCTGGAACAGTACTGTTAGTGCTAGGCGTTATCCCTGGTGTATGAATAATTCTGCTTACTGTTTCAGTATCATAGTTCTTGTCTAAGAAAGTACTAAGAACGTGCTGTTGAATAGCATCTGACTTGGGAGAACCAAGTTTCTCCGCTTGAAGCAGTGCAAGTAGTTCCGCTTTTGTAGGTGTGGGCATTTGTTGGCCGTTTTCAAACGTACATGTCTACTAGTTCACCAGTGATGGATATCACTTGTACTCGTGTTAGCCTTTGCATATCTACGAGGGTCTCTTTTGGTTGTTCCGTTACTTCAGACTTCTTGGGGGCTACCTCTTCTTTATCCGGGGATAATATGTCTAGTACGATCACCATAGAGAACCTCCAATATTAAAGGTAGCTTATATCCTGTGAAAAGCAACTGCACTTTGACATAACAAGAAATAAGGGTTAGGGTATGCCACATGGACGCCGCCACGATAAACAAAATGACCTCTAGTGCCAACCAGCATTGGAATACGCCACCCCGTATCCTAGCGCCAATCTACGTTAATTTCAGAGACATCGCGCTAGACCCATGCTCAAACCCTAACAGCATAATCACTGCTACGCAGAAGTTCTCCGGACCAGATATTGACAAAGACGGTCTGGCTGAGTCGTGGCAGTGTGGAGGGATGGTATACGTCAACCCACCATATGGCAGGAAAATCAAGCCGTGGGTACAGAAGTGCGTAAACGAAGCTAAACGTGCAAAAGAAGAAAGTAATGACACAGAGATTATACTGCTAGGACCTGCACGTACTGATACGCAATTCTTTCAAAAGCTGGTGTGTCCTACCGCAGACAAACTTTTATTGCTGGAAGGACGTGTTACTTTCTTGGGTGCCGCGTCTCCAGCCTTGTTTCCTTCCTTCCTGGCTTATTGGGGGCCAAGACCCGCTTTGTTTGAGCAAGCGTTCACAGGAATGGGCTGGTTCATCAGCCGAACGCCATGAGCGCGTCTTCGTATCCTGCTTTCATCAAACGCTGAGATACCGCAGGGTCAAACTCAGAAGAAGCAACTTCAAACATCTTGGCTGGTCTACATATCCTTAAACTCACTTCTTTTTTGGCGTGCTGAGAGTCAGCGCGCCTTAATTTATTGTGCAACTGCGTCATCACTATGTCGTTGTTAGCTATTTCAGCTAACATGATATCAATTACTCTATCAGCGTAAGAAAGTATACTGGTTACTTTAGCGTCCCACCTGTATTGTGCTTTGCCGCTACACAGAATCAAATCTATGTGTGAAGCTCCAGCGTGTATAGCAGCATCTAGCGGGGAAACGTGACGTATGCCCCCATCAGTGTGTGCTTCTTCGTTGATTATTACTGGAGGGTAAAGTATAGGGGCAACTGCGGATGCTAGTATGTGGTCTACAAGCAGATTTCTTTCTGCTTTTTCCGTACATATCGCAGTGGCACCCGTGCACATGTTCACACTTACTATTTGCAGCTTCTTTCCACTGTTCTGTAACTTGTCGTAGTCTAGGTTACGGTTAACTAGGGCTTTTAGCGGCTCTGCAGTGTAGATAGACGGTGCCCACAACAGGCTTAACGGTCCTAAGAACCTTTTACGCGCAACATCCCGAGTAGTTAGGCTAGCCCAGATGTCCGATAACACTGACACGCCTGGAGCCAAGGTTGGGTTTTGTACCAAAAGTGTAGCGTTTAGAGCACCGACAGATACCCCCGAAAACAAGTCGTACTGTTCTTCAAGCTCAACGAGCCTGCGTAACGCACCTACCTGGTACGCCCCTTTACTTCCTCCGCCAGAAAGGCACAAAGCACGCATGCCAGGACTTTAGCAGCGTGCTTTAACACAAGCAAGTAAGGTAAGAGTTGCTAGGGACTATGCCTTATGTTATCCTCGTGTAATGGATGCTATGCAAGTGTGTTACTTTATTGTAGTGCTAACCAAACAAGGTAGGCTACTTGACGCTTATGTCAAAGGGCGCTCAATAAGCGAGGCACTAGATAAGTTGATCGCGCAGCTAGACTTAGCAGGTAACATAGCAGAGTTTAAATTCACTAGAGTGAGCAAGTAACGTTCCGCAGAAAGCGGAACGTGTTGTCATCCGGAACGTGCTTGTCATCCGAAAGCGAAGATTACTCCTCTACGAAGTCTTTCTAGTGCGACGTTGCAATAGTTCCACGCATGGGCGAAGTGTGGGTCTCCTCCAGAGTAGATGAATGTGTGCCTCCCCTCTCCTGTTTCTTCGTTAGATACGTCGAAGCGCTTCACCAAGCGGGTGAGCATGGAGAACGCACGGTTCATGATAGCTTCAGGCTGCAGCTCTTTTGTGCGCTCATCCATGCACATCTGCACCAGCTTGTCAGGGTCGGGGCAGATAACATTAGTGCCTGCCCATTGGCTAAGCGCTACGTCTAAACTCAGGTATCTCGACAACACGCAGTAGTACTTGAACTTAAGCAAAGGACCAGCCTTCTTTATGGATATCTTAGTTCGTGGTCTATCGCTCCAAGTAACTACGTCTTTGGCTTCCTTCGCGTAGAAGGAAGCAAACACTTTACCTGGAAACTCTTGAGCGAACTCGATAACGCTGTCGTAGTTAGGCATCGCGTCGATTACACACAATTGAACGCCATATTCCTTCATCAAGACGCGCAGTCTTTTGAAGGGCGAAACTCTCTTTCCGTTCTCCATGTAGTTAGGATTATCTGTTTCAATAATCTCCACATGTCGTACCCGCTTCTTGCTCTCGTGTAGGTCAGCGATTACTACGTAGCAATAGCCACCACCTACGTCTACCCCCATAGCAGTTCCCTTTATTTTGCCAGGGGATGCCCACTCTAGCGTTGGGTCAACACAAGCCTTTAATTGACTTATGCTTACGCCTTGGTTCTCTTCATCGATATAGGGTAACCCTAGCTTGGCGTTGTAGAACTCGGACTTGTTAGTGGTGCGCTGATAGAAGTCCCACAGTGTGCGAAGAGGCATGTACTTCGATGTGAGCTGACTCACATGGAAGCTGGTGTAGCTAGCGCCTGGATTGTGCGCCACATAACGTCCATTTTGAGGATCGTTAATCACGTAGTTGCATTTTGGACAACGGAGATAAAGCTTTCCTCTTTTCTTGTCGTCTACAACGCAAGCAGGAAATGTGCGCGCAAGGTCAACTCCATCAGGGCAACCGCATTTTGCCATGAAGATATGCTGAGTACCCAGATCAAACCTAGCTGCGATGTCTCCGCTAGGCATTCCTGCCGTGGACATGAATATCTTCTCACGGTACACAGAGTGGCTGATGCGCTCTAGAGCCTGGTCAATGTCTTGCGCTTTACACAGACGTACTTCGTCAAACGCTACGAAATCCAGAGGTACTGAGTCTTTCGAGGCTACACCACCTAAATGGAACAGATAGAGAGACGACTTACCTATCTTTCGAAGTCCTAGTTTGTCTTGTGGGTCTATTGCCCCGTTAAGCTCAGGAATGGACTGAAGCAGTGGGGTTAGCCGGTCTTTCGACAGGTTCTCTACGCCTTCCTTTGTAGGAAAGTAAAGCCCTGCTTTACGTCCTTGATGTGTGTGCAGCCAGTGAATCAGGCGCAAAAGCATGAACACAGTAGCACCTAGCTGCGCTGCTTTTTGCCACACAACTTCAGTGTCGTTGCACATGTATATGGGCAACAAGTATCGGTGACTATTGAAGTCAATAGGGTTACCGTCTACTGTAACACCAGAGGTTTGCGTCCATAGCGCAAAGCTTTCGTCCGAAAGATGACGAAGGTCGTCTATCGTAATGTCTTCCGGCTTTACCTTCTTAGGCAGCCTTACTATCTCTGGTGCCCCGTCGATTGTCGGAGCAGACAGCTGCTGGTAGTCTCCCATCACTTCTCCAATAAGTTCAGATTGGCATCACCCTCTATTGCCCCTGCTTCTTGTACCTCTGGCTTTTTGCCTGCTGAGAAGAAGTTGGTATGATGAATGCCTATTTGTAACAATCCACCTAGCGCAGTGTTTATGTCCATACCGTCCGCAATACACTTAGTAGTCACGGCGTCTATACTCTTCTTGAGTGCGGGTGTAATCTGCACAAATATGTGGTTCTTTCCTCCCATAGGGAACACCAAGAATGAGTTAGGTACGGTGTTACCGTATTTCTCGAACAGTACGCTGAGAATGACCCCAAGGTCATCAATCATCTTAACCTGCTGAGCGGCAGAATTAGAGGAAGAAGACACCTGGCTGGCCATCCTCTTTTCTTTCTCTTTTTCTTGCTTGTAGAACTCACTGAAGGCTTCGGCGTCTTCGAAGCCCATACGCTCCATAATCACGTCGAGACCAAGAGCTTGCTCTGAGGACAAGCGGTTTACGCTCTCAGTAAATGCTGCGCGGTCTATCTGGCCTCGTACGTAGTTTCTACGCACCAACTGGATTTCGGCTTCTACCGAATCCCAGTCTTCGCGCACAATGCAAGGCAGCTCTTCATAGCCTACTTCTTTGCCTGCCTTGAATCTGTGGTTGCCGGAAACTACATAATAACCCTCGGCTTCTTTGCGCGGTACTACAATCAGAGGCTCATCAAATCCTCCCGTAAGGATAGATTCCTTCAGCTCTTTGAATACGTGCTTAGACTGCACGTTTGAGTTGTTCGGGTGCTCGGAGAGCAGGGCTACAGGAAGTAGCTTTGCTAAGTGTACTTTTTTAGCAGTAGAGTCTATGACTAACTTTTTGTTGTTCTCTACGCTGTCTTTTTTCTTCTTCATTGTCCCGCTCCATCAACGTCCAACAATTTACTGACTATTTCTTCTTCTTTTCCAGAAACTCCTGGGTGAGTAGGAAGTGCTACTAGCCGATTGGCTAGGTCCTCGGCCACTGGATATTCAGGAGTCTCCTGCCACCTGCGCTGCATTATTGGTAGTGTGTGCAAAGGAAATACAGGTTTGATTGCAGTGAATCTGCAGCCGTGCAGCTGTGCGATGGCTCTATTCGCGTTTTGTACTCTTACCGCACAGTACGGCTTCTCTTTAGAATCGGCCAGTACTATTTCTTTCTTACCAGCAAGAAGACTTGCATATTTGGCGAAGATACTATTCTGGTGCTGTTTTCGCTCTGCTAAATCTGGATGCTCTTTAAGTCGCTTGTGTGCCAGGGAGCAAATAAGCTCATTCATATTTGCAGATAGACCTAGCAAGCCGCTACGCACAAGCCGAAGCTCGTGCACTTGGTCTGAGTACTTGTGTATCACCAGACTACCAGTCCCTACTACTGGACCAAAATCAAAGACAGTAAAGGTACCAACACACGCTTCTTCGCTATTGAGCTGCGGTGGTAGGCGCGTGTCTATGATTGTAGGAAAGTCCTGTGTTAGGGACAAAAGTTCTTGATCTACAGGAGCACCGCACGGCCGGTCAAACACAACAACCACGGCTTTCAGTGTGTCTATAACTTCTTTCAGTAGTGAGGGTTCAAGCTGTAGTGTAGTTGGATTGATGTCCAGCAGGATAGGATTGCCTCCTGCTCTGAGAACTGCGCTCACCGTGTCTGTTGGGGCCGTTATCGGGAGCACAACAGGAATGTCGTGCGTCCTAGACCCTAAGACTTCCAGTATTGCGGTTATGCCTGCCTGGCAGCTGTTGAATACAGACGCAGCAGGACCGAAGAACGCTTCAAGTCTACACTGCTCAGTGGTGCCTGAATAGCAGTTTACATCCCAAGAATCGAAAGGAAGCATATCACTCACTCGGAATCACCAATGCCCTACATCTCGGGCACTTATATCCTTTGCGCGTAGACCTCAATGGACCGTCGAAGCCGCACTCAGGGCAGCTGTCATCCTGCATAGACAACAGCGACCTGAAACCGTCCTCGTCTCCATCATCCTCTGATGAGGAAATCCAGGAATTTCCTGTAGAATTACCTTCAGAGTCTACTAGTGCGCGCTTCTTAGGCATTACTTGGGTCTCCTACGGCAACCCAAAAGTTTCTTTCGTCCTTACTGATATAACCGTGCTTTTGCAAACTTGCAAGTACCTTTTGCGTAGCTAGACGGTCTAGTGAGGACTTAGATACGACTTCGTTGAATGCCGTAGGTGCCTGAAGGAGGCTTAGTACACGCTCACCGAACTTAATCTCCGTAATGGTCTTTTTCTTCACGGGTAGTCTACTCCAATGCAATGATGCTCTTCGTACGTTCCGTACTTTTTCAATGCTGCTTTAACAAGAGAAACATTTAGTCTGTGATGTTCGGATACGCCTTGGTCTTTCAACAGGCGTACATGTTTATCTGTTGGATATCCTTTGTTTTGGTGCCATTCATATTCCGGGTAGCTTTTGCTTATTTCGGACATGTATTGATCTCTCGTAACTTTCGCCAGCATGCTAGCAGCGCTGACTGCTGCTACGAAAGAGTCTGCGCGAGCTAAAGAAACCTGTGGGTTCTTTAGTCCTCTGATCTGATTTGTGCCGTCAATTACCACAAGGCTGTTAGGGTAACTAAGTACGGCGTCAGTAGCTAACTTTAGCACGGCTGCTTTGAGCACATTACCCGCCCCTAGAGTGGATATCTCGTGCACAGAGACTGTGTGCACTTTGGCGTACAAAGCCGTCTTCTTCACTACTTCAAGTCCTGCTTCTCTTGATTTCTCAGTAGTGTAAGCCTTGCTGTCCTTCACTTTTGGATGTGAGAACTCAGGTTTATACACTGCACAACCAAGGACTAATGGACCTGCTATGCAACCCCAACCTACCTCGTCTATACCTATCACATACTCAGGAGTATGTGTTGACAAGGCAGCCTTGTACATATCAATTACTTTTTGATCTTGCATTGACCGTTTAGGGGACCGGGGCTGCTTGTGGTGTCTCCAGGACAAATCCTAACCCTTTCTTAGTGTCAATCAAGTATTATTTCGGTCGCTGTTGTATTGAGCAATACTTCCGCCCAAGGTTTTTCTTCCGGCGACAAACACAGCCACAACGCGTAGCGTTGGACTTGACGGCTGTGGAGGATCTCCTTGTCGCGCACCCACGTTTACAACAAGTTCTCGGGATATAGGTCCCACACCTGTTCGAGCCGCTTCCCTCGTAGCCGTTCGAGCAACATGATTGGCCTCGTAGAAAGTGTAAGGTCCTTCAAGTACGCTGCTCTTCGTGACACGAAGATAGTATTCTCGTAAAGGACCTGGCGTACGCGTCATAGTGGGAAGACCTGGATTCGCGTCAGGACCATGCTTCCCGTGCCCGATCCGAATCGGTAGATGCCCAGGCCCAGGGTGGGCCTCGCTTGCCCATCCCACGCGGGAACCGCGTCCGCAGCGCCGCTCACCCCCGCAACGTTGGTTTGGACGATGCCGAGGGCGGCTGTGTTAGAAGCGAACCCGGAGACTCGCCAGCGGGCCGGCGTCTGCGGGCCATCGGCCACGACTTCGTAGCGGACCTTGTTGAGCGACCGATTCAGATTCGGCGTGGTCGGGAATGCGTAGTTCATACTCCAGGCACCCTGCACGGTTCCCGTGTTTGGCGCAGGCCCCGCGAGATCGACCAGATTCGACTGGATCTGCGACTGGTTGTCAAAATGGCGCATGCTGAAGCCGGTGACGTTGCCGGCGGCGAACCGGGCGATCGGCATCACCATGACTTCGATCCCAGAATCCTGCGCTCCGATGTCCACTTCAATCGCAATGCCGTTGGCTGGGATGGAGGTCAGCCCCGACAGAGGGTAGACCCAGCCGCCCGCGATGGTCGCCGAAAGAGCAAACCGAAGCCCCGTCTGCGACGGGTATGACGGCACAGAAACGCCGGCAGTGAGCGTCGGAATACCCAGTCCGTCCCAAGTGTTGAA